TTAAGAAATCACCAACTATGATGTGGTCAGCTCTTAACCATATGTGACCATCGTCTTCGGTGTATCTGTTATTTGGAACGTACATGACGTGATTCTCTGTTACTTTTATGGTATCGTTAATTATCAAATAAGCATTTGTATCTTCTTTAGGATGATGGAAAACTTCAACCACTTTATTATGGATTGTCTCACCTGTATTTTCATCAAAAGACATTACTTTCATTCCAACTTGTATATCTTCAATTGGTAATTTACTACCATCTGCCATAGTAATCATTGTTCCTTTTAAGAAACACGAGTTACCACCGCCGCCTCCACCGCCTTCGTAAGAGGTCATTATTGCTTGTACTTCTATAGATTCAAAACTACCTTCCATTTCATTTTCATTTTGAGCAGTAAGATTGTTACCGTTTAATGTAAACCTAACTCCACCAACAACAGCTTGATTTTGGTCTTGACCTATCTCATTACTTCCACCACCTTGTCTAAAAAGAGCTACCATTGATATAACTCTATCTGGAGCAGATATTACTGCAGAATCAGAATCAAAATTAGTAGTTAGTTGTGTCTCATCATTTCCACTATTCCATGAATATGTAGCCTCTTCTGTCTCATTACCACTTGGATTTTGTGGTGGTAAAAGTTCTATATCAATTGTTGCCAATTCTGGTGGAGGATTTTCACCACTTGAACCATTATATGAATAGTTTGCATTTAAGACCATCGTGGTGTCTTCAGCATTCGGGTCATATGAATACCCCTCACTTAACATAAGTTTATTAATACGTTCATTATCACCACTTTCTAAATACAAACCATTGTTATTACCACCAAGACTCCAACCTCCAAACTCCCAATCTTCAGCAGTTGAACCTTGAATCGGTACTTCAGTATTAGAAACATTTAAAAATAAATTATCAAAACCACTTGGGTACTCTGGACTTAAAGTTGGGAATCCATCACCACTTTGAAATTCACCAGCTATGTTTAGATTAATATCTACAAATACCTTTGCTGTATTTTCTGCAGTTGGTAAAGCAACAACACCTTCTTCTTCCATTTCAATCCAACCACTTGATACAGAAAGTGGTGGATTATGATGTTGTAATTCTTGAGCGTTAATTCTTACTCTAGCTTGATACTCTCTACCAGGTATATAAAGTGAATTATAAGGTTCAGTTTGAGCAGAAGACACATCAAGAAATGGTACTGGATGTCCAGCTTGAAACTGAAATGTATCACTCACAATCATTTCGTCATTATCTTCATCGTAGACTTGACTATGTGGATATATTCCAAGAGGTAACCATTCTGATTGACCATAGTCGTCATAATAAGGACTACTACCATCATCAAAGTATTTTAATTCTACCTCATAAGAAACAGTATTCCAATCTATATCAAAACTTTGTTCAGGATTTGGATTGGTTGTTCTAAATAAATCAGCATCATCATCTTGTATTAAAGCGTCTGTTAATTTAAATGTTATACTTCCATAATTTATTTCAGGAATCAAATTTAATCTGTTGAAAAGTGGACTATTAAAAATATAATATTGATAATCCTGTGGTGTTGTAGGAGGATCTGGTTCTTCAATTTCTCCTGTAAACTCGTCAACTCTCGGTTGTTTGCCTGAATATGGTTCAATTAGTTCATTAAATTTTGTTAACACACTACCCTCTAATTTACTAAGATAGTTTAAGAGTTCTAGCTTATCTATTAAATTTAATTTTTCAATAACTTCAGGAGAACTCCTTTCATCAGCTAAAAATAAATCAGGACTATTAGATAACTTTAAAGGATCTATTCCTAATATATTTGCCGCTGTTCTTGATAACGCAGAGTTTCTACTCACACCACCTATCATAGCAAAATCATCATAATCAAACATTTTTATAGAATAATTTTTAGATGGATTTAAAAATATAGATGTTTCAAATAATTCATAACTATCAACCTTTTCTCCTTTGTAACTAGCATAGACCACGCCAGTAATTTTGTAAAATCCTGGTTTATCGTAATAGTGTTCTAACAAAGTAGATTGTTCTAAAAGTAGAGGATCGGTGGTATATTGTAAAGGACTACCATCACCCCAATTTAATTTAAATAAATAAAAACCACCAGGACCACCAGCATTATCTCCTGATTTAGCATAAGCATTAAATCTACTAACTCCACCTACACCGGTTTCAGGATCTGCAGCTGTAAATCCTCCTCTTTCCATCCAAGGTACAAATGTTTTATACACATTGTTTGATGGTGGTCTAAATGATTCTCTACCATCAAGTCTTGGATAAAGGTAAAAATTTATTTTACCCTCTGTTGCTAATCCATACTCAGTTGGATTTATCTGTCTATCATAATATCTATCAAGGTGTATTATCTCATCTTCATCAGCACTATTTAACACAAATGGTAAAGCATCAATAGAAAATCTGTAGGTAACTGAGAGTGGTGTGATTGTATTATCTGGTACAAAAATAGTTTCTCTATTCCTACCTTTTAGTTTAGTTACATTTACATTTTCTTTGTCTTCTGTTAAATAAGGTGAGAGTGTGGCTGGGTTATAATTTACGTCAGGCCAATCTCCTCTCTCGTTAACGACAATAGTTCCTAATGGTTCTCTACCATCGTAATCCTCTATTATGCGACTGGAATATGAACCAGCATTGGAATATGGTTCGTGTTCATCATGGTCAAGTGGATTTCTAAATTCAATATTTTGACCACGTTCTGGATAAAAAACCCCCAATGTTCGTGTCCCACCATCATATATAGTTAATGGAGTTCCTACATTAACTGGTCCTACTGATTGACCAATCTCTTTAACATAGTTAAATAGTTCCTCTGTTTTTGTAAATTTTGCCATTGTGATTAGTAGTTAAATCCACCACCTTCTCCACCACCATCTGGTGGTGCAGTATCTTCGGTTGTTTCTTGTGTCTGTTGTTGTGTTCCACCACCGTTATTGTCACCACTATCTACATCTCCATCATCCTCAACTTCCTCTTCAATAGTTTCCATTCTCAAAGATTCATCAGGTAATTTATATCCACGAGCTCTAAGTAAATCAGAACGACTTATAAATTCTACTTTACATTTAGCACCAACTCCACTATTTGATACAAAACCACCACTTGGTGAGTATACACCAATCTCAACTTGTTCTGGATCTTCTGAATCCCATATGTCAGCAAATGTACCTTCAGGAAAAAACAAAGTACGATGGCCATCGCCTGAAGTTATATAGGATATATCAAGAGTTCTTATCGTAGCTTCTTCAACACCAACAGGCCATCTAATTAATACTTCATCACTACTTTGAATTGCATTAATAAAGGGAGTTCTCGGAGAAAAACGTACTGATCGAGCGTCATCTAAAGTTCCTACACCCGTTGGTGTATATACCATATCACCTTGATTAAGATGATTCAACCAATATTCTCTACTTGTCCAACCTGAAAAGTTTATGTTGTTACCATTGTAATATGGACTATTAATATGGTCGTATGAATTTTCATCATCCACATAAATTCTTTCTGTAATTCTTGGGTTAAATGTAGCACAAATAAAATACCAATCATCTACATCTTTTATTTCATAGTGGGGAAAGGCTCTATGTATTTGTGGGTGTTGATTTCCTACAATTCTTTGATTCAATCTTCCTAACACAGCTCCTGCCGTATCATCATACATAGGTGACCTTATCCCAAGAGTATTGTTATCAGCACCAGTATGATTATCTCTTAAGTTCATAATAAAATCTTCTTCCCAAATACGATTTTGTATCGAGTCATCTTGGTCAATGTATTTTTGTAATATGTAATCATCCACCATCAATCTAAAATATCTATAAACTTTACCATCATGTTCGTTTACTCTCGTATCTAATCTAAATCCACCTGGTATACTACGTTCTAAAGGATTACCATAATTAAATAAAGTACCCTCTGAAGTTTTACTTAAAAATTTAGCCCACATTGTTATCGTAAATCCATCTACTAAGTAACTTGGTTCTTCATTTACAGCAACAACTTCAGTACCATTAGCAGACATCACTACAGCACCTTGAACTGGTTTACTAAAAGCCAATTGTTTATTATTAGGTGACCTAAGTATAATTGCCTGATTAGGTCTCCTTACTTTTAAGAAACCCTCAGAAACATTTTGATATTGAGGTCTTTGGTCTTCTATAGATTGAACAACGTTATCAACATCCGAGAGATAAGAGTTAAGACGATTTCTCATTGACTCAAGTGTCTGTCCTTGATTCAATTCATTTGCCTGTGAATCTAATCTTGTTATACCAGCGCCAGGTACATCACCCTCACTTATACGAGAACCAGAATCTGCAGCTCCCCCATCAGGTATATTCTCAACAACACCATCACCATCGACATCTTCAAATGGTGGCGTTGTTCCTATAAGGTCATTGAAGTCGACAAAAAAATTATTTATTTCTTCTTGACGAGTTGATTGTGTTGGAAGTAACTCAAAAATATCAGTATCTAAAATCTCTTTAGCTAAAATAGGATTTATTTTAGTAGTTGTCTTTGGTGTTGTCAATTGTCCTAAATTTAAAACGTCTGTAAACACACCACCTATTTTTGTTGCAATTGTGATAGAATGTTTTTGTCCATCACCATATGTATAATCTATTATATAATCTACAACCTCACCTAATTCTTCCAACTCAGGTGGTATCAACTCAGTACCCTTATTTATTGTTATTAAAGAAAGAGCACTTGATATATCAGTAATATTATTATCATAGACATGTTGACATACTATTTCAAAAGTATCACCTTGTAAATCTTTTCTACTTTCTAATGTATTTCTGTCTTTCTTAAAAAACACAAGTGGTTCGTCTTCTGTGCGTCCTAGTGTTTTTATACCATCACGAATTGTTGTTTGTAAAGTTAATACTTCTTGGTCGGTTAAATTACGAGATTCAAACCACAATCTATAAACATTGTCACTTACAATCTCTCTAACTTCTTGTAGAGTTTCGTAATCAAATTTTTGAAATATAATCTCATCGATATTCATATCGTGAGATATGCCCAACTCACCACCACCAATCATCAGAGTTCCATCTTCATGACGATGATATAATCCTATGTATTGTTCTTCAGGATTTTCTCTGTAATAAAACCTATTACTCTCTGTTGCTTCTAAATCAACGGCTACAATAGGATTTTCTTGTACATCACCAAGACCTTGTCCTTCACTCGTTTCACTTCCAGTACTTCCAGTAGTTCCAGCAGGATCTGGTGGATTTCCATAACCCATAATTAAGTCCTCAATATAAATTCAAAATCGTTGTCGTATATTATCTCTTGACCATCATCGTGATTGACCTTTACCAAAATCTTATAAGCACGATTAGGTTCAAACGCATTTAAGTCTTGTTTAAAATAGTTAGAGGTTGTATCACAACTCATAGTTGTGTAAGCACTAAACGGAACAACTGATTCGTTTGTTGCCATATCTATGATAGAATATGAAGCAGATGGATAAGGTATGAAACTACCACTAATAGTTTGGTATGATGTTGAAAATGTTTTTTGAACATATCTTTTACGAGCACCAAATCTAAATTTAGCAACTTCATTTTCTTTGTACGCCTCTCTAAAGTGTATTGGATAAAGATAGTTTTCTGAATTACCACTAACATCTAATTCAGTTAAACTACCAGTATTTGAACCAGTTGCTGGTAAGTGGTCGTCCCATTTAAGTTCTATCTTCGGAGAGTATATTGTATTGGTTTGTCTTGAGAAAAACTTGATGTCTTCAAAACTACCACTTGATGTTTCTCTACTACCAGATAATCTTATCAATAAACCATAATTTGTATTATCACCACTAAACCATTTTTTAGCCATAGTAGTTATATCCATATTGATATCAGGTGATTCAGAAGAAAATGCCTGTGTTACCTCGTCTCCAGCAAGATAAGTACCACCAGGAGTTGTCCAAGCAATTTGAGAAGCACCTTCTCTATTTTTTCTATATAGATAACTACAACCATCTGTTGTTTTTGGTTCATCAATTTCTTTACCAACACCTTCATCCCACTCTTGACTTAATGGATAAGCGGCAATTGTATATTCCTCAGTCAATCCACTTGTACCCTCAGTCTCATAAAGTCTTAAATTTAATTTATAATCACTTGGTAATACTGAAGAACTAATATAGTTTTCTATTTCAGTAGTATTAAATTGAAGAAGAACACGAGTGTTATAAGAAAAGGTTCTGTCAAAAAATACTTTCTTTAACTCAAGAACTTCGTCTTGTCCTGTATTCTTATCTTTAAAGTCTTCACCAGTAATTTGGTTTGAACCACTACTGATAAAGGCATCTTTGGTTGTAAAAAAATATCTATGCATTATATCACTTTTCCATATATGTCTTGGTTAGGGTTTTTTAATTCGAATACTGATGGTGAAACTGATGGTCTATAAATACCATCTTGTAAAGCATCATCGAAGTTATATTGAAAACCATAATTACTATCTGTACCTATGACTTCTCCATCACCTTTATAATAATATAATTGTCTACCTTCAGCATAGTCACCAGGTTTTCCATCTTGAAATAATTTTAATTCTCGTATACCCACGACTCCGTCTAAAGCCAAAATATTGTATTGTAAATCATTCATGTTAACTGATTGTCTAAATTGCATCTTTTCTATTTTAAAGAAATCCTTTATGACATCAATTACATTTATTTTAACTTCGGTTGGATTAAATCTTCTATCATAATTAACTAAAAATCTTACACCAAAATTTATAATATAGCCAGAAAATAAATTACTATTTGCAGTAAATCCAAAGTCTACAATATCGTTTATCATTCTAAATTGGTTAAGATATCTAGCAACATTTTGTAGTGCTAATTGTGGTGTTTGAACTAATTGTTTGTTCTGATTATAAGAAAGTGTTGATACCAAAAGAGTTCCACCACTCTGTTCAGGATCTAATCGTTCAACGTAACATTTAGCAATACTACCAAACTTCTGTGGTATACTTAATATTCTAGCAGTATAATCTTCTTTGGTAACACAACGAAGTTGAGAAGCAAAGAAGGCACTAGCATTAGTTTTTATTTCATCTACAGTTTGTCCATCAGTTCCACCTATACTTGGTTCATCATTTGTGACAGTTATAGTTACACCTGCTGGTGAATTTTGAACTTCTGTTATTTCATTTGTCTGTACATTTGTTTCTAAACCACCACCAGCTCTGTATGTAAATGTTAGAACAGTATTAGTTGGAGTCTCTCCTAAATTAAGATTATTACCTGTTGTTGAACCTATAGCACCAGGTATATCAGCAAGGTTAGTTCCATTTATTGTTACACCAGCTTGTTCTACAGGATCTACATTTGAACCTGAATTACTAAATCTAAATAAACCATTACCGAAACAAAATTTGTAACTATTACTATCTTCATCATATTTAGTAATAAACTTTTTATTTGTTCTTATATATTCTGCAGTATATGGTATTGGTATTGGTGATATATCATTACTACCATCTCCATCCAAATCTAACATGTCATAAGCAGATGTTCTAAGAGTTGTAGGATCACTATAGTGAAGTTCCCTTAATACTTTTTCTTGTGCTAGATAATCTACTTCGTACCATTTTTGTCCTGAACTATCTTCACAAGATAAAACTTCTATAAGGTCATCTTCTCCTAAATCCAATTCTAAAAATTTAGTTGGACTCGTAATGGTAAAAGATTTTGTTTTTGTTTTACCAGATACGGCTCTTACATATCTCGTCAACGTATATGTATCAGCTTCTCCATTATCATCAAGTGTTGGTGCACTTATTTCAGGATCACCTGAACCACTTGCTGTAAAATCTATTTCACTTGTTGTCTCAAATATTACTTCTGAGTCTATGTTTGATGCAACTTGTAAACCACTACCTATTGGATGTCCACTTGATAGGTCACCATACTTTGGATTACCATCTGTATCAGCATCTATAGTGGTTGTAACTTTTAAACGAACAACGGATGGTGTTTTGTTTGGAGTCTTGTATCCAAGAAATTCTGCAAGTCTTCTTACGTTTCTTTTTTCAGTTGCTGTTGATAAAATATTTTCTTTGTAATTATAATCTATATAGTAAGAAAGAACATCACCAACATAACTTGACAACTCTATCAACATCATACCAGGTGATGTTTCGTTAAAATCTTTGTATGTATCAGGAAAATAAGATTTAGTATATTCAATTAAATCAGCTTTTATTGAACTAAAATCCTTACTTGTATAGTTAACATTTGTTGGTATTAACTTTTGTTTTTCAGTATATCCCATTAGTAAACTCCATCAGTTGCTGTTGTGGTTTGGTTTCCAACACCATCAAATGTAACTTGAACACTCTCTAAACTATTTGGTGCTCTTTTAATATTAAATACTATGTTTATCACGAGTTGATTTACTTCATCTCTATTTGTTATTTGTATATCTTTAAGTTCAACGAATGGTAGCCATCTACTAAATACATCAACAATATCATTCTCAATTTGAATACTTGTTTCTTCTGTCATCTGTTGAAACAAATAATTTTTTAAATTCATTCCTAAGTTCGGTTGAAATAATCTTTCCCCTTGATTTGTCTGTAGAAGAAGTTTGATGTTATTTTTAATAGCATCGATAGTAGTCTTTGTGGATTTAAAATACCCATCACCATTACCAACACGACCAAATGGAAAATCAATTCCAACTGATACTCGTTTATCTTGGTCTTCTACAAATCTATCTTTTCTTCTATCTAATATCGGCATTATTATTCCTCATCCAATCCAGTATTATCAACCTCATCTACTCTAAGTCTAACCTCTGAAGCATTTGACGCACCATCTGCTTTTTGACTCATACCAGGAGCATTTGCATCAACATCAGCAGTAGTCTCTATGATAAATGGTCCTGCTCCAGCAAGAGAAACTGGTGTTGTAGGTATTATAGAATGAGGAGCAGGAGCTCCTACAGTTGGTATCGCAGTTGCAACTATTCCATCTACAGTTGTCTGTATTACAGGTGCACTTAACTTGTCCACCCTAAAGGTCTGTGATGTTACCCAATTAACAATTGCCTTTGTTAAGTCTATTGATAAAGTGTCTATTTTTTTCTTACCATCTTTTGTGGCATCAACATTTTCTTTACCTAAGTTCTTTTCAAATGCTTTATATATGTCGTCTTTAAGCGCCATTCTTAAACCTATCTTTTTCCTCTAATTTATTCATTACTGCTGAATAATCTTTGTTTATAGCGTTTGATAGAAAATCAGGAAGTCCTTCAGTTGTATCTTTTACAGATTTAACTTCTGCTTCTTTTTCTATATCTTTCCAATCTCCTGCATGAGCAGTTTCTTTTAATATATCATTAAGAATAGAGTCTTTTGTAAGTGGAGCAGCTGGTTTCTTCTTCGGTGCTGCCAGGACAGGTTGTTTTTTAGATGGAGACGAGGTAGGCTGTAATGCCTTATCTTCTACTATACTGTTAGTATTACTCTTAACTAACACTTCATCTAATTTTTTTTCAAGTCGACTAAATTTATAATCTAACTCTTCTCTTACTACTTCTCTTATTAACTTCTTAAATATATTAACCTTCATTTTAACTCCTGTTCGTTTCTATGAAATGATGTTGACTTAAAAATTTTGTTTTGCCAACATCATGTATTGTTATCTCTTGACCATCAGCATTTGTTGTTGATGTAGTTCTTTCTTCTAAACTATCTAATATCTCAGATATAGAAAGTAAATTATTTTCCAACGTAGCACCCTTAGTAGTTGGTAAATTTAAAAAAGCACCAGTCGCATCAACGAGTGGTATTGGAACTCCTTGTACAAGAGCATGAGCATTTTTTAATATTTTTGCCATATCTTCTAATAGTTTCCTTAACTCGTCACCTAACACTAATGGTTCTTTTTTAGATTTAGACTCTATTCCTAAATAAATATTATCAGAATTAATAAGTGAATAACCAGGATTGTTTATTATTACATTTTCACCAGCACCAAAACTTATATTTCTTTTTGAAGATACAGTAAAGTCTCCTTTGGTTTTGCCTCTAACATTAAATGTTATTCTATCAGATGTAAATAATATTTGGTCATATTCATTGTTTGATTCCTCAAAACCATCTCCATCTTCAAATCCATAATCATAATCAAACACGTTAAAAGGTTCGACTCCACTTCCTTTGTTTATTCTAAAATTATGAGGTGGTTCTTCTTCTGATTGTTCAGCAACTTCAAATGGTATGTCTACAGATAATCTAAATCCAGTATTTAATGTTGAAAAATTTTGTGATATTGTACCATTGGAAAGAAAAGATATCTGTGAACCAATTGATATATCCTCCACGTCTGCTTCATTGTTATTACTTAATATTAGATTTGGAAATATACTATTAGAACCCAACCTAATAGAATTACCATGTCTACCCTCTATTATTAAATCACTATGTCTTGAGAACTGATAATATTTTGGGGTGAGAAAATCTAAATTATTATTTCTTTTTTTAGATAATTTTTTTACTGCTCTTTCAGATGGATATAATTTACCATAACCCGATTCGTCTATTTGACTTCTATCTACAGCACCTCGACCTTCCATAGTCGATGAATATTTATTGTATGGTGATTCCATAGGATCGTTTTTAGTATTTAGTGGTCCTATGTAATAAACCTTTTTTGCTATCTGTGCAAATAAAACAATGTCACCCCTTGTTATTGAATCACTTATCCCTCTGAATAAAGGTCTAGCTTCTAATCTTCTTGATAAGGTAGGTAGGTTACTATTAAAAGGTTTTATCTGTACCACTTGAGAAGAGTTGGTTTCTATTTTCTGACCAGATTGCTTATCAGAATCGTTTATATGAACTTCGGTAACAAGTGCTGTGTTAAACTCAACTGCTTTAGTTAGTATATCTTCGAGTATTCTACCAGGCATTATGAATCACCGTATGCCTGTCTTACTTTAGTCATATCAACGATATCATCTTTCTTCTTCTGTAAGTCTTCTGCTACATCTTCAAGAGAAGCCATGAGTTGTTCTTTTTCTTCCTCAGATAATAAACTTACATCACTATCATCAATTGGTTGTTTGGACATTATCCTTTGATATAGAGTGGCTAGTTTAACAAGGTTGTCATCATTCTTAATACCAACATCCATAAGTTCCTTAATGATAGGACCTACAATAGCGATATCTTCTATACCTTGTATGTAACCATGTACCTCTTGGATTAACAAGTCGATTTGAGTTTTCTTTAACTTGTTATTCTCGTATATCTCTTGAGATAAATCAGAGAAGTTTTTGTCACCGAATATTTTTATATCATTATCCATACATATAAATATAGTATGGTTACAATATTACACTAAAGAACCTGTATATCTTAGGTTATCTATGTGACCTCTTGTAAGCACTTCTTCTTGGATTTTAGGATATATTTTACGGAATGTATTCGTAATCTGAGTTATTTTAGATGTTTTAACATCTGTCATCTCACGAATCATTATATAGATTGCTTTCTTATTGAAGTTATCTATACTATCTTTATTTTTACAAAGATATAATATAGATTCAGCAATCTCTCTATCTTGATGTTTCGGAAACAATCTTTCAATATGTTCATCAAAATAATCAATTGTCTTTCTAAATACATCATTGGATGGATTTTTATTTATGTTTTCATCATCATGACCGTGGTCGTATAGGACATCAATGTCATCATGTATCTTCATCTTCTTATAATTTGCATTATTATTTAGAATAAGATAATTCTTTGCCACTACAGAAAAATAACTAAAGGCTTTACTACCTTTGGTTTCATCAAACTTGTGCATATTAATTACAAGATTAGATACAACCTCTTCTTGTAAATCTCTAAATCCATAATCAAAGTAACTAAATTTAAACGTATTGATTATGTTTTCTGCTAACTTAAGAAATGCTGCATGTATTTCTTCAGTATAAATTTTGTTTCTTTCTACTGGACTATCACTATGATTATATCTAATTATAGCTTCATGTACTGGCGTACCAAAATAAACTTTACTTTTCTTTTTTCTCTTTTTCATCACCTTCAACCTCGGTTTCAAATAAACTATTTAACTCATTTCCAAGTTGTTTTATTTCAGTAAAGAAAAAACCAACTTCATCATCGGACTCAAAAGTCCCTTTGTCATCTATGGTTTTTAGTTGAAGTTTTATTGATTCTACAGTATTGCTTATGTTTAGTATTATGTTTTCGTAATTGTTAATACGGCGTAATGCATAGAAAATTACCACCCCAAAAAAGATGGCAATAATTCCTAGTATAATGGTAATAATTAAATGTAACAATTATTTATGACTCTAATTCGATAATTTTATCATCTATTAAATCTATCACTTCTATAATGATTTCGTTTTGGTCTTCCTCATGGTGTGTATCTAATTCTAATAACAAAGCCTTTAAATCTTCTAAAAAGATTATCATTTCGGGATTCATTAAGCGTCTCCTACTATTTGAGTTAATAAGTCAAGAACATCATCGTCATTTAAATCGTCAAGTTCTGCTATATGTTTGTCTAACGTGGAAACCAAATCTTTCACATGACCATTTTGATATTGTTCCATAGTTTTACTATACAACTCTGGATTCTCTATCTCTAGTACATCAAGTATCTGATTTATTAAATCATTAGCATCTGTAAGATTCTTACGAACCTTGTAAAACATTTCTTTATGTTTAGATTGCTCAATCTCTAATGTATCTAACTTACTTAATATGAAAGACAATACTTTAATGATTTGTTCGTTATTTTCTTTTTGTTCCATATACTCATAAATAGTCTACCAATCAACCAAATCACTTATATTTAAGTATTAAGATTTTAAATTTTAATATACATCCATTCCGATATCACCCAGCGTTTCAACATCTTCACGACCTACACAGTCTGAATAGTCATCAACAGCAACATCATCTAACTCATCTTCGTTGAAATATTCAAGATTAACTCTTTTGTTATTCTTATAATTTTCACTTAATGGTGATAACTTATCTAAAGACTTCAATTGCTTTTCATCTTCTTTATCTAACATGAATTGGGACATATCTATCTTCTGTACTTTGATTTTCTTTTTTTTCACTTTAACCTCTTAGTTTATGTTTTAAATTTAAGGGGCATAGAAGAAAGGAAGAAAGAACTATGCCCCTATAAGAACCTCTTAAATTGAGATTCAATTCTTTGAGAACGATATAACCTATTTAATTATCCAATATAATATACGAACAAATAACCATTAAAACAAGCATTATTTTTGAGAACTTGATACTAAGTTATTTGAAACTTGCTCACTTAAGAGCGATTGTATTGTGAAGTATAAAGAGGGATTTCGTTTCAATAAATCCTTAAAGTCTTTTTGATTCCAAACTAAACATTCAGCATTATGTTCTACCTTACAAGTTGCTGTTGCTGGTTTCTCTGTAAGGAAAGACATCTCTCCTACAAACTGACCATCTTTTAGTTCGGCTACTTTCTTATCATTAACGATAACATCAACTGCTCCGTTATAGATAAGGATTAAATCTTTTACTGGTTTACCTTGTGTTATGATTGGTAATGGAGACTTAAATTCTTTCCAATTAGCAACCTTAGTTATCTTTAGAAACTCTACAGGTGATAAACCACGAAACATAGTTTCGTATAATTCTTTTTCTTTAGGAGACATCTTAACAGGTCTCTTTTCATATATAAGAACAGCGACATGGTAAACGTTGACAGCTATGAATATAAAGTTCCAATTGATAGCCAACCACATCGGTTCTATTGGTATAGTGTAGTTATAGAATACTGAAAATAAACTAGCGATAATAGATACTAATCTTAAATATAAAATGTCCTTAACTAAAAAAGAAAAGGCGATAAGACCAAATGCCAAATGACCAGCTATTGTAGCGATGTTCATTTTAGATTTTTAAATACTCGTTTAACATAAAAATTATTGTTAACATAAGTGGGTGAATACTTTTTAGTAGCAGTAGGACCGTGACTATAAGCCGTAAGTGTAGATTCTAAATCATCAAAATGACTATCCAACTTAGATAGATACTTTATCCCAACCGTAACATTTACATACGGGTCAAACAAATCATGTCTTGGTGTATCAAATTCAGATTTTGCTGTTGATGGTAACACTTGCATTAAACCTATTGCTCCACTCGTGGAGACAGCTTTATGATTCCAATCGGACTCAGTTTGTATAACGGCTTTAACCATTTCATAATCAACCCCATACTCCCAACAGAGAGCTTCTATATAAATAAGTATATGTTTGAGCTTGGATTTATTCAAAGAAGATTTAATTTCTTCTGCCTGTGATGTGTAATCACTTGGAGTAAAAGGTACATTGACCATACGAACTATGGTCTCTGTTTTGGTAGGTATCTCTGGCATCTCAAATTCAGTTGTTTCCATGTAGATAACAACAGACAATGAAGTTACTAAGACACCTAATAAAAAGTGTAGTTTGTTTAATGACATAAGGTTTCCTTTCCTATTATTAATAAGTATAAAATAAAAGACGGCACTTCTTCTTTAAAGTCGTTGACTTTTTGTGGACTAAAGAATTAGTACCGTCTTATAAATCTTTATTTTTGAATTTCTTTTTATCTTTACGATTCATCATACCTAACTCTGCTAGGTTGTCAATCATTTTACTTTTTTGTATTAGTGAAATTTTATCTTGGGAATATAACTCGTTAACTTTGTTAACTGCTTGATGATAACCTTCTTGGATGAATTCTTTTACTATTTCGTGGTAGAGAGTTTTGGATTCCATATGAGAGAAATTTTGAAATTTTTTACGAGAGATTTTTTTCTTTGGTCTCTTATTATATATATTGTCATAGTAATTTTCTAACCACCTATCCCAACTATTATCAGCGAATATACCTTTAGCAATTCGATTACCATTAGCAGACCTTCGGTCTAATCTCTGAAGATTCTTTTTAGTATCCTTTTGGACAGGTTGAACAGTCGAACCTGTTTTGTGTGGATACACGATATGTGCTGAATACTTCTCAGTATCAGAACATTTGATACAAGTGAATAGACCGAGTTGGACTCGTGATGAATCCAACTCTGTCGAACACTCTCTACATACTATATCACTTGTCGTCTGCAAACCTATCAATCGGGTCTAATAGTTTATCGGTTATGATAGCTTTTTCTATATCATCTTTCAAACAATACAATTCATTCTTAGCACAATCAAGGGATGTAAGTGCGTCTGAATTAGCATTGTATTCAGGTAACTGATTTGAAGCGTCATCAAGTTCAGCCTCAATCAATTCTAATGATAATAATATCTTCTCAAGTTTCATACAGCCGCCATCATAGGAACATCCCTATCCAAGTCTATCTCGGAACTATATTCACCAGTACCACACATCCTATCTGTCATATCATTTTCCAACCTATTCATCAACATCTTATTACCCTCAGGACTCATCCAAGTAGTCCTATGGAACTTACCATTAACCCACATCTCAACCACCTTGATTGAGTCTGAAATACTGCTGTGGCAATACTCCACTTTAACATTGTCATTACCGACAACATATTCATAAACATATGTCATTTATACTTCTCCCTTTACTTTGTTAAAAAATTCTTCCTTTGTAATACCAAGTCTACCTTTGGTTTTCAAACCCCAAGATAAGTCACTCTTTAGTTGTTTGTTAGCCAACACTTTACTCCAAAAAACTATGTTTGGATTCTCACAAACAAACTCATAATTCTTTAAGAACCTATCAACAGCATCTTTCCTAAAGAAGTAATCTCTCTCATACCTAAGATTAAGAGTAGTAGTGTGTAACTTTAAATTACCACTCCAATCCATCTCAGCAAAAACCATATGAGTAGTGCCGGTTTTCTTATTTACCCAATAAGTAGTAGTGTCAGCATCTACAAATTTTCCGAAGTTCATTGTTTCTTTCCTTTTTTTCACGTCTAAATATACACAGAAAAACAATACAAGTCAAGCATTATTTTTAAATAAATTTTGTTTAAATGTATTACTTATTTCCTTGATATGTTTACAAGTTCGTCTGAAGGCATATCCCTTACAACCACAACTATAATGTTTATGAAATGGATGCCATTCAACCCAATAGTGATTTCCTTTAGAACCATTGACACGCCATTTGTTATCTTCCATTATAGTTCCATCGAACTTATCGATAATAAAATCTATTAGTTGTTGACCTCTCATTATATTAGGTAGTTAGGACCTGTCCAAGAGTAAAACTTATCTTTACTGAAGATAGAACCCCTAGCCCATTTAGCAGGAGCCCTCCAACCAGCTGCCTTAAAGACATCACCTTTCTTGTGTGGTATTCCCTTTAGTGAACCATCACCAGCGGCGATGAATCCCCATACTGAACCACCTTGAATAACCTTGATGTATTTCCTACCAATCTTTATATTAATACCTTGATTGAACTCGTCAATCATTTTTAACCTAATCTTTTTAGATGATTCATCTAATGAGTCTATATCACTACCCCAACCAGCGTAATCTTTTTTTATACCGATAAGTAACTTATCTATAGCATCCCAAAAATCGATTGTTGAATTTTTATCCATTAGTTACCCCCTACTACTGTATGATTTGGGAATTTTTTCTTAAGTGATTCTACTAACTCGTCCATACCACACTTAGGTTCTGGTTCTGGAAGATGGTCAGTAATGACATCGACCTCATCTGGATCTCTGTCTAATATTGAATCTATATGGTCGAAGAACTCGTCCATGTCTTTTTGTATTTCTTTAAAAATTGAATTCATTAAATATCTCCTTTTTCTTACACCTAAAGCTACTAATAATATTCGAATAAAACAAGCATTATTTTAAAAAAAATGCATTTAATTAAATGGAGTAGAGGGTGGGATTCGAACCCACGAATAACGGATTTGCAATCCGCCCCATTAGACCACTCTGGCACCTCTACATTTTTGTGGAGCTGACTGGACTCGAACCAGCGACCTCTACAGTGCAAGTGTAGCGTTCTCCCAACTGAACTACAGCCCCATTAATTAAAAATCCCCAGGCGCTACTTGAAAACAAGTAAGACCTAAATCTCTCCACATGTCCACAACTTTCTGTCTGTCGTCTACAGTCATCAACACGTCATCTTTATCTACGAAAGTATCTAACATTTTTGTTTTGAGGATTTCGTCTGGCATGAATCTCATGTCGGGTGTTGCTGGATTACCATCAGCAATCGGCCATGAGTCAGCCTGAAACTTATCAGGTCTCATCACTAAAAGGTCAAAGGGAACATCGTGTTTCTTTAACCATTTTTTAGTGGTGTGAAAAGACCTATCGTTTCTACCTGAGAAGATAACAATTTTAAATCCATCTTTAGCAAACGTTTGAGCCATCTTAATGACTGGTACGTTTGGTTGGTCAAGATTGAATACGTTATCAGGATCAAAGAATACATCCCAATCCATCTTGTTGGTAGGTACACCATCTTTGGTTTTACCAGCAAGAACTCTCCTTTTATCTATGATGGCAAGTGTACCATCCAAATCGAATATGATTGTATTTTTCATTTTTAACTCCAAACTATAAGGTCTTTGTGAACCCACTTACTCTTTGCCTTTGTCTTCAGGCTATCGTGGATAAAGAATTGGTCTTTACCATCAAAGTCAATAACTTTGTGTTGAAAACCATTAAAGTGAACAACAGCGTTTTTCCAAAAGCCGTTTTTTATTTGATTAGGTTTCATTTTTACCCCTTATTAAATACTGTGTCTTTGTGACATTTACCACACTTACCAACGAATTGGTCTTTCTTATTAAGAACAACACCGTGTGCCACACCAAGTGAGAACCACGGTTTTGCTTTATGACATTTTGAAACTAACATTTTTTCTCCTTTTGTTACCCCTAAATATACAAAAGAAAATGTATATAAGTCAAGCAATTTCTTTTTTTAAATCGATTTTTTCTTGCTGTCTTGATTTACGTTTTTTACTTTTAAAGACCTTTGTGGTGGGTATCGGAAAGTCCGACATCTTTGGTTTGAATATTCTATCGTAGTTCTTATCGTACTTCTTTTTGTCTGATACTCTACTCTTATCACCTTTACCAGCGTTTGAATATTTAGTTTTCTTTGCCATACCAATGTCCTGTATAAGGTAGTCTAATGAGAATGTAGGGTGTGTCGTCTACATAGAATATCTCATTAACTCCCCAATAGTTTGTTTCTTCAAATATTATCCTATCCATAAGTATATCCAAAGTCTGTTCTTTTTGTATAGTTGGGACATTTCCCCAAGCATAAGATTCAACTATTTCTATCTGAATCTGACAATGGACATCGTTTGATGGTTTAAGAACATAACCTATAATTTCAGGTTTAACTTCACCTCTGATACTAGGTGATGTTAATACTAACGTTATTATAGCTATTAATATATGTAACCAAGATAATGATATCTTTTTCATTTTATTCTCCCTTTTTATTTTTACTTCACATTCTTCACCTGTTGTTTCAGATGTAAATCTGTAAGTTTTATATTCCATTAGAATTTAAAAAAATCTTGATAGTCATCGTAATATAAAATGTATATTAGATAAAATACTGCCAGTACAATACCACCTACTAAATAATATTCCCACATAACTTTCTCCTATTTAATTTGTAAATCTTGTAAATGTTGTGGTACGTTTTTTTGTATGTAATGTTGTATCACGAAGGCCTCTGCTAAATGAGAAAAGAACCAGAAAAAACATAGTATAGGAACAAAGATTCTATAATCCAATCCTACTATAGTAACACCCAACCAAGTAAAGAATATCATACCCATAGATTTGGTTAGGAAACTAATACCACTAAAACCCAAACTCATCACACTACCTCTGGCATTAACTACATAAACACCAACGACCAAGTGTAGTAGATTGAGAAATGAAGGAGCAATAACTCCCATTAAAAAATATAAAGATGCTGTCATCATTCGTGTATGTCCCTTTCTAATTCTTTAGCTAGTTGATAAAATGCGTATGTAAATATAACATACAATAGTATCTCTAACATTATCATTTATTAAACTTGTCTTGTACTTTATCTGCTAACCATTCGATTATATCTGTAGATACAGTGATAAATCCAATAGCTATTATTGCCCAAATTATTTCTTTCATACCTATAATATACAAAAAAAATATATTCGTGTCAAGTCTTTTTTTACATAAAATAGAGTTATTTATTAGTGGTAGAGGAAAGTCCTCTACTTTTTCCTTTAACTAACGGAGAATAAACATGAAGGAAGTAATAACAATGGTCAAGGGATATGTAGATGACATAGCTCATTTACTAATGTCTTTTGTAGCTATAGGTGCTGTGTC